GGCACCTAGCAGAAATCTTTCAAGATATAGCGAATGGTAAAAAGAAACGAGTGGTAGTTAATATCGCTCCAAGGCACGGTAAATCAGAACTTATATCGTACCTTGCACCTGCATGGTTTTTAGGCAAGTATCCAGCCAAGAAAATTATCATGTCATCGCATACTGCAGATCTCGCAGTTAACTTTGGGAGACGGGTAAGAAACTTAGTAGGTTCACAACTCTATAAGGACATATTTCCTGAGGTGGAATTACAAGCAGATGGTAAGTCAGCTTCTAGGTGGGGCACTAATTATAACGGGGAGTATTTTGCTATTGGTGTGGGCGGTGCTCTTGCGGGTCGCGGCGCTGACCTATTTATTATTGATGATCCCCACTCGGAACAAGACGCTAAACAGAATCGCGCAGACTTATTTCTCCCCGCATGGGAGTGGTTTCAATCGGGCCCTATTCAGCGTCTCATGCCTGGCGGCGCTATTATTGTGGTTATGACCAGATGGTCTAAATTAGACTTAACTGGGCAAATATTAGACCAAATGACTAAAAATGATGAGGCAGATCCTTGGGAAATCGTTGAATTTCCAGCTATTTTAGAAGATAAAAAGGGCGGAGAAACACCACTTTGGCCAGAGTTTTGGCCATTAGAGGAATTACAACAGAAACGCAGCGTTTTAGACATACGGTATTGGAACGCGCAGTACATGCAAAACCCAACATCGGAAGAAGGTGCGTTAATTAAGCGAGAATGGTGGAATATTTGGGAAGAAGAGAACCCACCTAACTGTGAATTTATAATAATGACACTCGATGCTGCTCAAGAAAAGAATAATAGAGCTGATTACAACGCATGAACCACTTGGGGCGTATTTTTTAACGAAGAAGTTAATAATTATAATATAATACTATTGAACGCAATAAAAGAACGGCTTGAGTTTCCAGAACTTAAACAGTTATGTATTGAAGAATACCAAGAACAAGAGCCAGACGCTTTTATTGTGGAGAAAAAGTCAAACGGTGCTGCGCTTTACCAAGAGTTTAGAAGAATGGGCATTCCAGTGGGTGAGTTTACTCCGGGGAAAGGCCAAGACAAAATAAGTCGGGTAAATGCAGTATCAGACTTATTCAATGGTGGTGTAGTATGGGCTCCAGATCGCAGATGGGCGCATGAAGTTATCGAAGAATGTAATGATTTTCCGTCCGGCGCTAATGATGACTTGGTCGACGCAACAACACTAGCTCTTGCTCGGTTTAGGCAAGGTGGATTTATACGGCTGCCCAACGATGAAGAAGAAGATATTCAAATGTTTAGAGGCCACAACAAAAAGAGGTATTATGCGGTATGAAAAAATTAAAAAAACAAATAAAACAAATAATTAAAAGTATTCAAAACTTTGTGTATATGATATTGTACGTGATTAAGAAGAATTTACAAAAAGTAATTAAAAAATTAAAGGTAAATTGACATGGCAGATGTAGATAAAGGATTATATGCAGCTCCAGTAGGAATTGAAGAGATAGCCGAAGAAGAATCGGAGCTTGAGATAGAAATAGTTGACCCAGAAGAGGTTACGATTAGAACAGAAGACATGGAACTGACGATAGATCCTGATGCTATGGCAGATGAGGAGTTTAGTAAAAACTTAGCCGAAGAATTAGATGGTCAGTACATGGCTTCAATAGCTTCTGACTTACTCGAAGATTTTACTAACGACCTTAATTCAAGAAAAGATTGGCTAGAAACTTATGTTGATGGCTTAGAGTTATTAGGATTAAAACTTGAAGAACGCACCGAACCGTGGGAGGGTGCATGCGCTGTATATCACCCACTTCTTTCTGAAGCACTAGTTAAATTCCAAGCTGAAACTATGATGGAGACTTTTCCAGCTGCAGGCCCTGTAAAAACTTCTATTATTGGTAAAGAAACAGACGAGTGTATTGAAGCAGCAGCTCGTGTACAAGAGAATATGAACTATCAGCTTATGGATTGCATGCCTGAGTACCGACCTGAACATGAAAGAATGCTATGGGGATTAGGTTTAGCAGGTAACGCGTTTAAAAAAGTTTATTATGATCCTGCTTTACAAAGACAAGTATCCATCTTTGTACCAGCTGAAGATATGGTAGTACCTTACGGTGCATCTAACTTAGAAACAGCGGAACGTGTAACACATGTTATGCGTAAAACAAAACAAGAAATACATTATTTACAAGAAATGGGTTTCTACCGCGATACTGAATTAGGCGAACCAGCATATGATTTAGACGAAGTAGAGAAAAAGATAGCAGAGCAGATGGGCTTTGATGCTACTAATGATGATAGATATAAAATATTAGAAATGAATGTTAACCTTGATTTAGAAGGTTATGAAGATAAAAAGAAAGGCAAGAAAACAGGAATTGCACTTCCTTATATAGTTACTATAGATAAAGGCACGCAAGAAATATTAGCTATCAGACGTAATTATAATCAAGATGATGATTTAAAAAAACGCCGTGAACATTTTGTTCATTATGGTTATATACCTGGATTTGGGTTTTATTGTTTTGGATTAATACATTTAATCGGAGCATTCTCTAAATCAGGAACTATGTTGCTTCGTCAGTTAGTAGATGCTGGTACGTTATCAAACTTACCTGGCGGATTTAAAACTAGAGGACTACGTATCAAAGGTGATGATACTCCTATTGCTCCAGGTGAGTGGCGCGATGTAGATGCTGCGTCTGGAACACTCCGTGATAACTTAATGAATCTACCATATAAAGAACCAAGTCAAGTGCTTGCCGCTTTGATGGATAAAATTATTGACGAAGGTAGACGTTTTGCTACTGCAGCAGATATGAAAGTGTCTGATATGTCGTCTAACTCTCCAGTAGGTTCTACGCTTGCCATACTAGAACGAACCCTTAAAGTAATGTCAGCAGTTAATGCTCGTATTTATTACTCTATGAAAAAAGAGTTTGGATTACTTAAAACTTTAATACGAGATTACACTGATCCTAGTTATAGATATGATCCTGCAACAGGAACTCCGGGAGCTAAACAAGAAGACTACGATAAAGTAAATCTTATACCTGTAGCTGATCCTAATGCTGCAACTATGGCACAGAAAGTTGTGCAATATCAAGCAGTCATGCAAATGGCACAGCAAAATCCTGATATATATGATTTGAAAGAACTTAATAGACAAATGCTTGAGATATTAGGTGTTAAAAATATTGGAAAACTTATTCCTACTGATGATGACGCTAAACCTTTAGATCCTGTATCAGAAAATATGAATATGATGAATGGTACTCCAGTCAAAGCATTTTTACCGCAAGATCATAAAGCACATATTCAAGTTCATACGGCATTCCGTGATGATCCACTTGTTCGACAAATGGTAGGACAGAATCCTAAAGCTCCTCAGCTGCAAGCAGCTATGGAAGCTCATTTAGCTGAGCACATTGCTTTTGAATACAGAAAACAAATTGAACAACAACTTGGTGTGCCACTTCCTAAAGAAGGAGAAACTCTACCAGAAGATATTGAGAATCAAGTCGCACGACTTTCTGCAGAAGCAGGTGCAAAACTTTTACAGCTCCATAAAGCTGAAGCAGCACAACAACAAGCACAACAACAAGCAGAAGATCCATTAATTCAAATGCAGAAACAAGAGCTTCAGATTAAACAAATGGAAGCCCAAGCTAAATCACAGAAAATGCAAGCTGATACGCAACTAGATGCGGCTAAATTAGAACTAGAAAGACAGAAACTAGAAGTAAATACTCAACGTGATATGTTGTTAGAACAAGCAAAAATTACTTCTAATGAAACTATTAAAGGTGCCGAACTTGGCGCTAAAGCTGTAACTGATGATAAAGACGTTAAAGCAAAAGAATTACTCGAAGGGGCTAAAATGGGTGTTGAGGTAGTAAAAGCTAATGCCGATATAGCACTTCGACAACAAGAATCTCAGCTTAAGAATGAGACTGCTGCTCATGAGCAGAAGTTAAAAGATAGAGCTCAGATAGAAAAAACTAAACTTGAGGATGAAACTAAACTAAACGAAAGGGAATAACATGATAGAGAAAGAAACGCTTATGCTTTTATCCAGCCAGATAAAAGAAAGACGCAACGAATTAACAGAAGATATGGCTAGAGGCACCGCTGACCTTGCAGGTTATCAACATGCATGTGGACAGATTAGAGGTTTTGATACCGTTCAAGTGATGATTGCCGATTTGTTAGTAGTTCACCAAAAAGAAGAAGAAGATTTTGAATCTACTCCTACAGATAGTGTAGTTAAAATGGACACTAAAAGGAGGGATAAATGAGTATAGCTACTCCTGACAAAACTATAGTCTCCAGTTCTGGAGCACCTATTAAAAATAAAAATACTGAAACCACTGATAATACAAAAGTGACTGAAGATGAAGCAATTGCAAAGTTGACTACTCAGTTACCTGATGTCAAAGGCTATCGCATATTATGTATGGTGCCCGAAGCAGATGAAAAGTATGAAAGTGGTCTTATTAAATCAGATTCTGTAAAACAAATACAAGAGCATTCAACAGTGGTCTTATTTGTTATGCAGCTAGGAGATTTAGCTTATCAAGACGAAGCTAGGTTTCCGTCAGGCGCTTGGTGTAAAGAAGGTGACTTCGTTATAACTCGTGCTTATGCAGGAACTAGAATTAAAATTCACGGAAAAGAATTCCGCATTATTAACGACGATACCGTAGAAGCAGTGGTCGATGATCCACGCGGATACGAACGCGCATAGGAGATTAGCATGGCAGAGATAATTAATGAAGTACCCGAAGAACTAGAGGGTGAAGAACTTGAGGTAGATTTAAATAAGAATAAAAAAGAAGAAAAAGTTGAAAAATCTACTGCAGATGTAGAACGTGTAAAACCACAAGAACCTAAACAAGAAGAATTAGAATTAGAGATAGAGGATGATACTCCACCAGAAGATCAGGGGAAAGAGCCTTTACCTAAAGAAATTGTTGAGGAAGTTGAAAAAGATACTCTAGAAGATTATTCTGAACGTGTTAAACAACGTATGGCGCAGTTGAAAAAGATGCATCACGATGAAAGACGTGAAAAAGAAAAAGCGGATCGCGAAAGAGCAGAAGCAGTTAGAGTAGCTGAACAATACATCCAACAAAATCAACAGCTAAAAACTACATTAAGTTCTGGAGAGCAAGAATACATTACTGCTTTACAAAATCGATTTGAGTCAGATTTAGCCGTAGCCCAAAGAGATTACCGCGAAGCGTATGATTCAGGCGATACTAATAAAATTATTGAAGCTCAAACTAAAATGAATGATGCTCAATACAAACTTTCTTCCGCTAAAAACATGCAACCACAATATAATTTTTCTGGACAGGAAGAACAAAATAGTGTACAAAGAAACTTACAAGCGTTACGACCTCAAGCAGCAGCGCCGGGGCCCGATACTAAGGCAACTGCGTGGCAGGCTGAAAATGATTGGTTTGGCAAAGACGAACAAATGACTAGTCTAGCTTTAGGCGTACATGAACAATTAGTTAGAAGTGGGATTGATCCTACCTCTGACGAATACTACCGTCGTATAGATGAAACGATGCAAAAACGATTCCCTGAAAATTTTGGGGAAACCTCGTTGGAACCGGAAGAAAAACCCGCCCAACGCAAACCTTCGAATGTTGTTGCTCCTGCAACCAGATCGACTAGCCCTAAAAAAGTTAGGTTAACCAAAACACAGGTAGCCCTAGCTAAAAAGTTAAAGTTGACCCCTGAGCAATATGCACGAGAAATTACAAAATTGGAGAACACAAATGGATAAGGTAAAAAGAGAATCAAGAGAAACAGAAGTACGAGAAGACGTAGCGAAAAAATGGCAACCTGCCTCGCTTCTTCCGGAGTTCAAACAACAACCGGGATGGGCGTATCGTTGGGTTAGAGTTTCTTTACTTAATGAACCGGATAACATGAATGTTTCTTCAAAAATGCGTGAAGGCTGGGAACCGGTAAAGCATTCGGAACACCCAGAAGTCATAATACAGTCAGACCCCAATAGCCAATTTAAAGAAGGCATAGAAATTGGTGGTCTATTACTTTGTAAAGCTCCTCAAGAAATGATGGACCAGAGGAAAGCTTATGTTGGTGAAAAAACACGAG